TCGCTAGTGCTGTTGGGTCTTCTTGTGAGAATCCTGCACTGGATAGATATGTTTTTACATCTGTTAGTGCTACTTGCACCATTGTTCCATTATCGTTTGTTACTAATCTGTCTGCATCTGCTAAAGTAGTAGATGTTGCGGATGTGTTTCCATCAATAATATTTAATTCGGCTGCTGTTGAAGTAACATTTGTACCACCTATATCTAAAGTAGTTACAGATACTTCACCTGCTACTGTTGCAATCCCATCTGCTAATGTAATTAAATCGGTATCATCAGTATGGCCTATTGTTGTTCCATTAACAATTATATTATCTACTGTTAAAGTTGTTAATGTTCCTAAAGAAGTAATATTAGATTGAGCGGCTCCAGTAACTGTAGCTGCTGTACCAGAAGCATTACCTGTTACGTTACCTGTTAAGGGTCCTGCAAAAGCGTCTGCTGTAACAGTGCCATCAAAGTATGCATCTTTAAATTCTAATGAACTTGTACCTAAATCTATATCATTATTAGTGACAGGTACTATAGCACCATTAACTAATTTAATTTGGTCAGCACCTTCTGCTCTAAATAAAATAGTATTATCTGTTGCAAAATCTATATCATTATCTGCATCTCTACCTACAACTAAACTTGTGTTTGTTAAAGATGTAATAGTTGTTTGAGAAGAACCTAAAACAAAATCTAAAGTATTATCTGAATCATCATAAGATACAGCAATACCTGTTTCTGTATTAGAACCAACCATAGCCCCAACTGTATCAGAAATAGTTTCAGCTAATGTTGTTCCATTAATAGTAATAGCATCTGCTTCTAATGTACCATCAATATCTGCATCACCACTTATATCTAAAGAACCTGCATCTAGTTCTCCTGTTAAAGTTATATTTCTAAATCCTGATATATCTTTATTTGAATCCG